CGAGGCATAGGCAAGGTCGCCATTGGCCCCAGCGGGAAGATTGGCAACGGTGTAGGAGGGCAGATTGATGGGAAGCGCGGCGGTGATCTTGGTGGCGCTAATGGTGAGGCGGGTGGATGCCGTCTGGAGCGTGGTGCCCGTCCCGAGAGCCGTGGAGGTCTGGAAGAGGATGGAGCCCGGGGTCCCGGTGCCCGTACCCCTGGAACCACGGAAGGTCCAGTTGGCACCAGCAATATCGGTTCCGGAGGCATCCTGAACGGAGAGGGTCTGGGCTACGGGAGGGTTGGCGGCGGCGGCTCCAAATTGGACGTTGGCAGCGCCACCACGAATCATAAATGTGTCCGTGGTTAGCGGATTAGAACCACTAGACCACCCCAAAATAAAGGTTGATTTGGCGTATAGATTCCCGCTTGTCAGCGTCAGCCCGCTTGATGCAGGTGTTCCAACCACATAGGCGTTTGAAACATAAACATTGGAGTCACTTCCAACATAAAATATGTTTGAATACGCACCACCATTATCGCTGTGGGCAAACGCCAGGTAGCCACCACCGCTGGTGGGCTGGTTTTCCACTACCCAATCCGTACTCTTGGCTGACCCGCTGAAGTACGATCCCCTGAACCTAACCCTGGGGCTATATTTCTGATTCCCGCTCGTAGCAGTAGCACTAGTAGCAAGAACGAGGCCATCCGTAGAAGTGGCGGCAACAGGGAGCGTGTTGACCAACTCCCCCGTGCTGTTCATATACCACTTCTCGGTGGCGGTCTGGAGCGTTGTGCCGGAGGCCGTAGCGTCTGGCGTCTGCCAAGAGAAAGCCTTGCCCGTGACTGCGGCAGCACCAGTGCCGCGAGAGGCGCGGAAGGTCCAAGTGGCGCCCGCAATGTCGGTTCCAGAGGCGTCCTGAACGGAGAGCGTCTGGGCTACGGGGGGGTTGGCGGCAGCAGCTCCGAAACGCAGGGAGGCGGCGGCGTCGCGGTATAGGTAAAGATCCGTTGAACCCTGAAATGTAGCTGCATTTAGACTGTTGGAACTTGTGAAGGAAATAGGAAATCCGCCCCCGACTACAAACCCCCTGCTGGAGTTCGCCCCGTTGATAAGAAACGAAGCCGTGGAGCCGTCGTCGAGAAACAAAACTCCGGTATTAATTCTCGTGGATCCGAGGGTGGTGGTATTTACTCCGAATATGTTTGCATTTGTTGCCCCAGTTAAAACACCCGCAGACGTGATCCAGAACAGGTTCGTGTAGCCACCCGCATTAATCTGGCTTGAGAAAACCAAGTTCGAGGACGGGTTCGCCGTTCCCTGAACGGGCTGGTTTTCAATAGCCCAATCAACAACCTGCGCCGCAGCCGTAGCGTTGGTTTTCCAGCCGGACCCCGTAAGCCTAACCCTTGGGCTATACTTCTGATTCCCTGCCGTAGCCGTAGCACTAGTGGCAAGAACGAGACCATCCGTAGAGGTGGCGGCAACAGCCTGTGTATTGGTATAGGGTCCGCCCGTGTGGGCAAGTGTGGCCGTGGATGGATTCCACGTCAGTTTCGTGCTGCTCACCTTGATCGGGAGATTGCCCGTGCTGGCCGTAACCCACGTCGGATACATCGTGGCATTGGTGGTCGTATCGTCCGTGATGCCCGTGTTCGTCGCGTTGGTAGCCGTGGTCGCCGTGCTGGCGTTTCCCGTCAGCGCCCCTACGAAGGTCGTGGTTGTGAGCGTGTTGGTGGTCTTGTTGTACGTCAGGTCGGCATCCGCGCCATACGCCCCGCCGTCATTGAAGATAACTTGCGTATCCGCTCCCGGAGGCGTCCCGGATGCCGGGGTCTGCCACGTTGCCGTCGTGCTGGACGTGGCGGTAAGCACCTGGCCGTTGACCGGGGCCGTGGCCGCAGCCACCCCCACAACCGTCGTGGCGCTCTTGAGGGCCGAGGCGGCAACGTAGGTGGCACCCGTATAGGCCCCCTCCACCCACTCCTCAACATCCGTTGCCGTGTTGGTCTGGAACGGGGCGAGGCTAGACTTGCTAGCCGTGGGCTCCGCGCCCTGCGTGGACAGGATGTAGGCATCGTCAATGTTCGTCGCCACGCCATTGACCAACTTGCCATTCAGGATCTTGTAGTGCCCCTCGTCCACCCAGAAGGAGTAATCTCCCTCAAAGGTACTGGTGAGCGGGTTGCTGATGCTGGAGCCCGTGGCCGACCCGTAGATGGTGGGCTTCGTGGTGGTCCCGGCCCAGTAGACCGTGACCGACGTGCTGGCCGTCGTTTTCCCGAAATACTGGACTCGTGCCATGTTATCTCCGGTCGAGCTTGTTCTCGATACGCTTCAGCCGATCCACAACCTCGCCCTCGAAGCGGTCCATGCGCTTTTCTTCCTCGGCCTGCTTGACCTCCACCTTGCCCACGCGCTCACTCACGGCGCCCCAAGCAATCGTGGCGGCCACGAGCATGCCGATGATAGTCAAAAGGTTTCCAAGGCTGATCTTGGGTTCCCAGGACGGCCTAACCACGTCAGCCTCCCGTCACTTCGACGATAAGGTTGGTGATGGTGATGGTGTTGCTACCCGACGCCGTACCCCATTCGACCGTTAGGTTCAGGGCGTTGACCGCCGTGGTGTCGATTGTCGTGGTGGACACCGTGCCAGCAGTAACCGAAATGGGCGAAGTGCCGTTTGCCGTCTGGTAGTCGGCCCGAAGGAATCCGATGGCCGTTCCCGCCCCACCGATTGTCCGAACCGTCACATAGCCGGAAAGGTCAAAGGCCATACTTCCCGTAATTGTGGACATCGCCACGGCACCCGTATCGCAAACCGTACCGGACCCGATCTTGAAGCGGAAACGGATGTTCGGTGTGGCCGTGTTGCCGATGACCCCAGACGCCCGGAACTTGAGTGTCTTGCCAACCGTAAGGTAGTTGGCCTGAAGGTTGTAGGCGCTCGCCAGAAGTGTGGTCTCCGTCACCGTGTTGTTAACGTTGACGGCAGAGGTCTGATTGATAAGACACCCGCCCAGAGTGTGGGTGGTGCTGGTGTTATACCACTTGGGGCTCTTGCTAGTGCTGTCCAGCCAGAAGTCTCCGGTGGTCGGGCTTGAGTTGTTATAGGCCGTGAACGTAAGCTCCTTGCTCAGGGACAGGGGCTCGGCAAATGAGCCCGTGCTGGAGAAGGTGGCTGCGCCGGTCACGCCCAGCGTTGTCCCCACCGTTGCCGCACCAGAGAACGTGGCCGTTCCGGTGGCCCCGAACGTACCGCCCACCGAAACGTTTCCACTGAAAGTCTTATTGCCAGCCGCCGTCTGGTTCGTGGTCAGGTCCACGGCCACGGGATTCACGTCCGCAGCGACCAACGCCCGGAAGGTGGGGGCCGCCGCGCCGCCCGTCGTGGGGCCAGCCCACACGGTGTTCGCCGTCTCGTTGGCCTTGGTCACGCCGATTGTGACGCCCGGGGATCCCGTGACGGTGAACTCTGAGGGCATGGTCAGGGCAAAGGACGACTGGCTCCCTGTCGTGGCCGTTGTCCCGTCAAAGAAGTTGACCCGGTAAAGGTTTTCCGTGGTTACGTTACTGCCGCTGATGATGATGTCGTAATCACCATCTGCGGCAGCAAACGCGGCCAAACCATCCGAACCCGTGGTGATCGGGTTGGTGATGGCTACCGTAGGGGTGTCGGACGTAGACGTGGCGGAATAGATGTTCGCCAGCGTCGTGGTACCCGTGTTGTAAACAGTGACGGTAGCGCCGGAAACTCGGCGTCCGTTGTCATCCAGAACGACTCGTGACCAGCGCTGCATGGTTTCCCCTGCGTTAAGAATTCATGTCGAGGTAAGGGTTCTGCTTCTCGATGACGATGGGCTTGCGGGCATCCCTCGCCCGGAAATCCTGGTACTCCTCCCAGGTCGCCGTCCCAAGGATGGCGTGGGGGATTCGCACCAGCGTTTCGTAGGCCAGAGGCTCGCCCTCGGAGTAGTTTCCGCCCCGGGGGACTTCAACCGTCGTGTCCCGCAGAAGCGATACGTATTCCTCGGGCAGGATCACTTCCACGTTGGCAAGCACCCGAATGGTCGGGAGATCGCCAAGTTGGAGGGGAACCCGCTTGGGGAACCGGAGTTCGTTGCCGTTGGCGATGATCCGCACCTTGTAGCACTTGCCCGAAACTGGAACGCTCCCGCAGAAATACTGATGGGCGTGCTGTTCCTCATGGCTGGGGGGATCGGCTGGGGCCTCGTCAAGAGCCCTGTTGATCGCTGTGATGGCCTCGGCAGAGCCCCCCGCTTTGGGGGGCCTGCCGGGACCGCGCTTGGAAGCCGAACTAGCGGCCTGAGACTGGTTGCTCATGGGTTCTCCATGAAGGCCCGTTATCCCTTATCCGCGAAGGATAATGGTATAACTGGACGAGTTGGTGTGGACGCCCGTCCCAATCGTCACACCCTGCTGGGCGGTCGTGGAAATCGGGGTAATGCCGTTGCTGGACGCATAGGTGAACGTGCCAGCGGTGACGAGCTTGAACATCGAGGCGTCGGCCATACCGGCGTTCCACTCATAACGATTGGCGTTAGTGGAGTCCAGGATGATGACGTGCGTCGGAGTGAAGCCCGGGTTCAGGGTGCCAGCCGCAGACGAAGTGTCCGTCGTCGCGGTGTAAATGGCCTGCTTGGCCTGGGGGTCGTAGCCGACCTTGGTGAACGTGAAAGCCATGATTATTCCTCCTTTTAGGCAGACGCCACGCACTCGAAGCGCAGGATCAGGTTGTCGTTGAGGATCAGGGCCGTCTGGAAGGTCTTGAAGCCGAGCGTCTGGATCTGGTTGAGCGGATCGCCGCCATTCTGGCCGGGGCCCTTGTAGATGATCTCGTTCGCGTCAGCCAGCTCGATCGTTGCAATCGCTTCCTTGCCGAGGAGGGTACAAGCGTACACGTCAGAATCCGTGCCAGTCGTGGACTGGGTGGAAGCCTTCGTGGCACCACTGTCGGCAAAGATCTTCGCGCCGGTGGACAGGATGAAGCGGATGTCCTTGTAGGCGCCGACTTCGTTGGGGAACAGGCCCGAGGACGAGCCGTACTCCACAACCGCCTTGTAGCCCGGGACCTGCTCAAGGTCGTACTTGACGTGGGGGTGGATGACCATCACGTAGGCGGCGCGGACGGGGGACGTGCCCTCGCCGGAACCAGCCGCGATGGGGCCAGCCACGCGCTCAGCGTTGTTCTGCTCCATCTTGCGGATCGCCTTGTCAAGGGCGGCAGCATTGATGCGGCCAGCCACGTTGACGCGGGCGGCACCCGAGACGCCACCAACCTCGTCCGTAAGACGGAAAACATTGGTGCCAGCCTGGATGTTGTCGCGGACCACGAAGTCCCGCACGCGGTCGCGCCACTCGGACACGACTTCAAGCAGGCTCTGGTTCACGTCAACTTCATTGATCCACTGCGCCACGTCCGACCACTGGACCCAGCCGCCGTACTGCGTGGCGGTTGCGGAAAGATCGGTGCGGGAGGGGGAGACGTTCGTGGGGACGGCGCCCTCAACCATGGAGCGGAGGCTGGCAGCCTGCGTTCCGCCCGTGGGGGCGAGGGCTTCGTAGCGGGTCACCTTGTAGGTGGCGCTGTTCTTCTGGGGGATGGTGACCTTCTTCTGGCCCGGGAGCGACTGGTAAACCAGCGCGTCCTTCGGGCGCATAAGGCTCTTGCGCTCAAGGTAGTTATTGATCGCAGCGAGCGTAGAGGTCGTGGTAACGGTAGACATCTAGGGCTCCTGTTGGAGTGGGGCCCTCAACTACGGATGCCGAGTTTTCGTTCGTGTTCTCGGAATTCAGCATCCGACATCGAGGACCAATCACGGGGGGTGTTGGTTGACTTCGACGGAATGGACGCTGCTCCACTTTCTCCCTTGGTCCGTGCCTTCATGTCGGCTTTCGCCGCCTTCTGGCTAAGGGCCTTCCCGGATGCCACGCGCTCCCGGACCAGTTCCGCCGTCTGGATCACCAGATCGGGGTCGGACGTGATCTTGTTTTGACGCTCGGGGCTGAGACCGCTCAGGTATTCCTGAATCGCGGGGCCCAGATCGTCAAGGTCGGGGACGTTATCGCGGACATAATCCCAAGCCGCCTTGGCCTGTCGCTCTGCCAATAGGGCCGCCTCGCGCTGTTTCACCAGCTCAAGTTCCCTCTGAAGGGGCGTCAGACGCTTATGGAGGACCGGGGCGATAAGCGCCTCCACGTCGGGGTCCACGTCGGGGTCTTTAGCCTGGGACGCCTGCTGCGCCATAATCTGCTGCTGCTGGAGTTGCAGGATGGCCATCTGCATGTCGTGGACACGCTGTTCAGCCGCCTGCATCCTCGCGTTGGCTTCAGCAAAGACGCGGTAGGGTACGTTTCCGGGTTCTTTTTCAACGGGGGGCGCAGAACTGGCTTCGGCCTCGACCTGTTCCTGGTTGTCCTGTGCCTCAAGGGGTGTGTTTGCAGCTTCTTCCAATTCGGGCATTTTCGCCTCCGTGATGGTGTTTAGGGCCACCGCTGGCCTGTGTAAAATTTATACATCCTTTTCAATGAGCCTGTAAAGGTCTAGGATGACCTTGAGTTGGCCATCCTCAAATTGTCTGAGGCCCTCCGGCTGAGGGCTGGGCTCCAGGCGCGGCTGGAGGAGGAGGAGTGCTCGGCGTGCCAGCCATACTCGCAACGCCGCCGCCTCCACCCTCTCCCCCACCGGGACCAGATCCGCCTCCTTGAGCGGGTCCACCCGGTCCAGGCTGACCTTGAGCAGCCTGACTAGCAAGGAACTGTTGATATTGCTCATATGCGATCCTCTGGGGACTCTTGATAAACCGCCATGTATCACGGAGTTGCATCTTCTCGGCTCCCACGCGGCCATATTCGGCCCAATCAACCACGATTTGGGCCTGGGGTATAGCGCCCATCATCTGACCCCACTGGATCAATTGGGCGACTTCGGTCTGCTGGTTGGCAATCCACTGGGCGCCAACCGGGTAAATATCGAGATCGCCCTGGATGTCCTCAGGGGCAATCCGCATGGGGGCGGGGCCTACCGGCTCGTACTTGGGCACCGGCATGGGCTGGCCCATCGGGTCAACGGCGGGTTCCTGGGCGGGCTCGACCACCCGGACCCAGGTGGCCTCGTCCATGTACTGCTGGTTCAGATCGCACTGCATCTGGAGGATGGGGAAAACGAAGGTCGTTTCCAGGTGCCGGATAAGCTCCGAGAATCTGGAATCCATCATGTTTTTTAGGGCGCTGACTTCCGTTGCCGACTTCTGATAATCCGCCGTGGTGAACGCCTTCATGGCGTTGGTGGCCTCGTTAAACTCGGCCTTCATGAAGCCCAGTTCCGAGAAACCCTGTTCCACGTTGGGCCGGATCGGGATCTGCTGAAGGTTGCCCTGCTGGCCCACCAGATGCACGGCCCCGGGGGCGCTGATGAAATCGTCCACGTCAAAGACGCCATCCTGGACGGCCACAAACTGCGGGCTATTGGCTAGGCTGTTGGCTTCAATGATCTGGTTCATGCGGACGTTTGCCACGTCCTGGATGCCCAGGGCAGACTCCAGCACCCCCTTGGAGTAGATGGAAGTTGGGTCGGGGATCAGCCCCAGCATGTTCCACGGAGATTTCCCGTGAGCGTAGGGGTTGGGCTCGCAGCGAATCAGGGTGCTGCGATTTGCAACAACGCAGACGTGGTTCCGGAGGACGGCATTCTCCCCGTCGCCCCGGAGCGGGATATCCCCATAGGCGCACAGCAGTTCGACCGTGCCAACGGGAATATCGCCAATTCCCTTAATGGCGTCCATCCTCTGCTTCAGCGAGTCCGACGCCTCGGCATACGATGACATTTCAAAGACATCTTCGATGTTTTCGTACTTCTGCCAGCCGAAGGCATTGGGGATGGATTCCTGTTCGAGATAGGCTTTGGAGACCAGCATTCGCACAATCCGCACCGGATAACCCAAATCCAGGTGGCGCCTCTCTTGAACGTAGTCATAGGGACTGATGCTCTTTAAACACGGACCATCATAAATTCTCCCAAGGGTCATGGGCGGCGCGGGGGGGGCTCCGGGGTCCATGCCGACGTGCTGCTGGGCCATGAATTGCGCCATCTGATCGGCATGGGCGCCCATGTCGGGTTTGTAGATGTAGTCCTGCTTCCACTCCACCGACCACGGGGCTACGCCAAAGATACAGGCGGTCTTTAGGATCTTGGCCACCTCCGACCGGAAGCCGGTTCGGTAATGCTGCCACTTGAGAAGCGCCGTCATATACTTGGCGGCCTTGTCGTCGTCGGGCGTTCGGCCTTCAATCTTGAACCAGTCGTCGTGGGGCATGATGCCCTTGGTCAGATGGCTAGAGACGTTCTCCACGGCCTCAAAGGACATGGGCAGATAGCGCCTGGACCGGAATGGGGCAAGCTGGTTATAACCCTTACCATGCTTGCTGTTGTAGGCCAGTTCACACTCCTGCCAGATGTTCTCCTTCTCAGACCGCTCATCCTTGAGGCGCCGCCACGTCTCCGTCACGGCCTGCATGACCGCTGTCGGGTTGACGTCTGGGGAAATCATTAGAACCGCCGACGATAGATATTGCTCATGTCGCCCCAGTTCCAAGCCTGTGGCTGGGGGGAAGGCTGGAACTGGAAGGCGGTCTGGGGATTAGCGACGGGTGGCGGAGGCTGATATCCACCCTTGGGGCCGCGCAGGGGGATAGGCGGCTGATACCCCCCCTGGGGTCCACGCAGTGTGGCGTTGGACTGTCCGCCAATGGGTCCACGCATGGGCGTGGGGGGCTGATACCCCCCTCGGGGTCCACGAAGCGGAACCATTTTGTTTTGGGGGTTGGAGAGCATGGGTTGAGCCCCGCCGCCGCCCAAATAGGATCCCTCGTCACCCGTAGACCCGCCCATCGGGCGAGGCTCAAAGGCGACGGGCCCGCCCAGGAAGTGATTCCCAATGGGCATTTCGCCGGGAAGCTGGAACGGGGTGGGGTTGGCGGGATTTAACTTAACGCCGGGCGGATTTAGGTCCCCCAGCGCCTGTCCGCCGCGCCACGCATTGGGGTCGCCGCCATCAAACGCGCCGCCACGCCCCATGGGGCCGCCCATCGGCTCGCCCGGAAGCCCAAGGGAGCGCTTGAACTGGTTCTGGAAGGCGTTTCCAAAATCAGCGTTGTCGTATTCGTAGTCCCTAATCATTTGCTCCCCTTCTCGGCCCTACGCTTGACCGAATATGCGATTGCAAGGGCTTGTTTCTTGGGCTTCCCGGCGCTCAATTCCTTCTTGAAATTGGCCTGGAAGGCGGATTTGGCGGCAGAGTTGAGGAGTGGCACGATTTTCTCTCCCCTAGTAGAGCCCGTAGGGGCCCGTCTGTGATTGTAAACGATTTCTATTTGCAAATGAGCGATTTTTGTTCTTCAGTTGGTCCGAAGTGGGCGTATTTCGCCTAACTGCATACAATAGAGCATCTACGGCGTGGTCCTCGCCATCCGAATCGTACTGGTCGGGATGTTTCTGGTCAATTTGGAGCATCGGGAGGGTTCTAATCAGGTTCCGGCAGTGGGACATGACCTTCAATCGGCTGTATCCGTTAACCACCTTGAGGTATTCCCGCAGGTTTTCGATGCCCTCGCCCTTCTTGCGCTTGATCGCCTTGAGGAAATGCACGCCTTCCTTGGCAAAAAGGCCCGCCACGCTCACGTCATGGCCGTCATTCGACCAACATTCGATGTCCAGGTAGCGTTCCGTGACGTAATGGTCGCGCTCCCGCTCCCTCTGGCGGATCTTTTGGGCCACCAGCGAGGCGTTTTCGCGTAGCCCGACGTTGGTTTTGCCCTCCACGCAGCCATAAAGCTCGTCATAGACAATCACGTCCCCATTCCCGGCCTCATAAAGCCACACGGCGGCGTAGGGCTTGGTGGTCCCCCAGTCCAGCGCCATCCACTTCTTTGCCAGCGGGGGCACGGGATGGGGTGGAATGACGTGGACGGATGGGTCCCACTCGGGGAAGAAGGCTCCCTCCAGCACGTCCCAGCGCCCATCCAGCAGCATCTTCCGGATATGCTCGCTGCGCTGCATGAGTCTGGATCGGTAGTCGCCATCCGTGTCGAGGGACGGATTGTCGGACAGCAGGGACTTGATGAACACCCTTGTCCAGACCCTTTCCTGACCGTTGGGCAGCTCCGTCACGTCCTTGAAGGTGTGGTTTCCCTCGGGGTAATCGTCAATCCCCCACCGTTTCATCACCCAGTTATGCCCGGGGCCGCCCGGGTTGGTGGTAGCCAGCACCCTGGACGGGACGCCCCTGCTGCTTCTCATGCGGGTCATCAGGAACTCATAGGCGTCAGGGTCGGGCCATAGGGTCAGTTCGTCCCAGGCCAGCCAGTTGAATTCCCGCCCGACGTACCGCTGGACGTCCTCGTAGCTATCCAAGTACCCCATTTCCAAAACGGACCCGTCCCTATAGAGGAAAACCTTCTTGGCCTCCTTCCACTCTGGCCTGTCGGGCATACGCATGAACATATTCTGGAGGTTGCGGATCATGTCCTCCAGCTCGGAGTGCGTCCGGCGCAGGACGAGCCCCTTGGCGTCCCCGCCGTACCGGGCATGATGGGCGCACCAGTCGAACCCGATGCCCGCCGTCTTGCCCCCGCCCGCCGCGCCGCCATACAGAATCTCGTTGGCCGGACAAGAGATAAGCCGCCGCTGCTTGGGGTGGGGCAGGATGATTTCGGGATCTGATGCGCCCGCTATAGTTGTGTTGGTCATTTGACCCCTAACCGGGCGAGGATCTTTTCGAGGAGGGACAGGCCGCTGAACGTGAAGGCCATCCCGCAGAAGAAGCCGATGAGGAAGATCAGTTCATTCCCCATCGTCGTCCCCCTCGAAGTCAAAAAGTGAATCATGGATCGCTATCACGATCAGGGTCAGGAACGTCAGGAGTATCACCAGCCCCGCTTTTCCCATAGATCCGCCCTTCCCAATCAAACTCTTCCGCACGGGTTGGAGTTTCGGGAGGCGGGACCGTCTCCCCGTTGATCGTCTCGATGGCGCGTCTCTCCCACTCCTCCATGCTCTCCATTCGCATGGGCACCAGCAGGACGCCTTTCTGCTGGGTGACATCCACATTCAGCTCCTTGGGCATGACGCTTGCCATGATGCGGGCGAACTGCACGGGCTCTTCCGCCGCCTTGGCCAAGAACCGGCGCCGCATGGTGGGGTGCAGGAACGCCGTGGCCCAGTAGTCCTGAACCACCTTCATCTTCTGGTGACTTGTCATGTTCCTGACGCAATCGGGGCCGACATGGGCTGCGTCGTTCTTGTGGAACTGGGCATGGGCAACGCGGCACTCGGCCATGATCTGTTTGTCCATGACGATCAGGGCATCTTCGTTCAACTCGGCAAGCCCGTTGGCTGCGATGGAGACAAGCTCGTTGGCCCCCTGGATGAGGTCTTTTCTGTCAAGGGCCTTCTTCGGATTCCGTCCCATACCCTGACTGTGAACTTTTTATACACCATTTGTCAAGGGGTACTTGACTGCCGGGTGTTGCGGCCTATCTTGTGGGCTGGAGGCTCCGATGTATCGCGTTGAAATATACCACAAATTCCGGTGCGACAGTTGTGAGGACGAGAGGGTCTCCAATGCGTCCCCATCCGCGCCCCCGGGATGGTTGACAATCCCCAATCACTTGACAATCCCCTATCACTTGACAATCCCCAATCACGCGGATCCTAAAGGCCTTGATAAACACTTGTGCGAAGTTTGTGCCCCGGTTTTCGTATCTCTTGCCAACCAGGGGCTGCTTGTCGCCAGATCCGCTGACAAGAAGGAGGTTTAGATGCAGCACATGGTCCCGACGTGGTTTACTAAGTGTGACAGATGCGGACAGGAGGTACTGTCTAAACGCAGTGAAGTCCCCTTGGGGTGGGGCCATCTTCCCAATCCTCCGGGTCAAAAGGGTGTTGACCGGCACTATTGCGTGAGGTGCAACGAATTGGAGAGAGATGTTCGGTCGGCGCGAATGGCCCCCCTTGACAAGAAGGATGCCAAGCAGTAGGTTTGTGTTGGCGGGACTTAGCCGCAGAGGCAGCCCACGCAGCGCCCCCGTTCGTCCAGGCGGGGGCGGTTTTTCTAAAGGAGGCCCTATGGGCTATGACCGTAGCAGCAGCCATGCCAAGTGTGATAGGTGCGGGCGAGAGGAGGGCCACTACTTTAGCGACATTGAGGGGTGGGCATCTATTGACAAAGACGGGTGTGGTTGGAGTTGTTTTTCGCAGGACAACGAAACGTATTGTGCCGGTTGTGTGGCTTATGCCATCGCCCTTTCGAGGGACCTTGCTCGGTGGAAGAATCCTATTTCCGTTGAACAATACAACGCAGAGGTAATCGCAAAATACGGAGAGCCCCAGTCCTAAAATTTCTGGGTCCCCTTTGCCCCCGGCATCTTCCCTCTTGCGAAGGTAGTCCGGGGGCCTATACTTTGTGGTCTGGAGGTCGAAATGAATGAATCTTGTCCTGGCTGTGGTGGCATCGGGCTTGAGAAAAAGCACAAGTGCCGGTACTGCGGAAGGGACAGGTCGGAATACGTTCTCTGGTCTAGCCCCATGTTTGTTGTTGAGCCCGGTGGAAGAATGTACCCGCTAGATAATCGCCCAAGAGACGGGGACGGCTTCCTGCTGGATAACCCCACTGCCTACTTCGAACCGGGTCCGGCCATTTTCTTGTCCTAGATTCACCCCTTGCGCCCCCTCCCCGGGGGCGTTATCTTTTCCCTAGGTCGCACCCCGGCCACCTGAACCGAGGCAGACAGCGGGAACGGTGAGAGGCCCTGAGAAGCCCCGTGACGGACGTGAAAGTGGACCCCAGCCGCACCTGATCTGGGGTTTGCGTGGATGTTAAAGATGAGGCCCAGGGTTGTCTGAGTAGCTCTGGTGTCCCAACCGCTGTGAGCGGACCCCCTCCATTGAGAACAGCAGACTCGCCCCCGACAGCACAACCCCGGGGTGTAGGAGGACTCAGATGTGCCAGAAGCCGAAGAGCCCTGGACGCCTAGGATCCCCCCCGGGGGATTCTATGCCTCCACCTCTGCGACCCTCCCGCCAGCGATCTCCCAGCGGGTTATCCATAGGCTCTAGGCGGGCTTGGATAAAAACGATATTTATGGGGGCGAGGAGGCCACAATCACGTTCCACAGCGCGCCGCTCAGCATCCAGAAAAAGGTACTCCCGGGTGCATATGCAAGTGCATAGTCATCCCATATGCGTGTGTGGGGGGGCGGGGAGGCCTTCTACTGACCATCTACACACTGTCTCCAGGTGTAATGCAATTATTACAGCCGGATCGCAGCCTGCCAGAATCCAGCCGGGAAGGAGACATAATCAAGGGCCGCTAGAACCGATTGGGCGGTGCTGGGGTACAGGCCGGGAAGCTCGCGGGGCTTGTAGAGGGCGTGATTATGTCACCTTCGGCATCAACCTTACAGATACCTGACATCTACCTGACAAAATCTTAACAATCCCTTCGCGTGTTCCTATTATCTATACCTCTCGCAGTAGGGATGGTCTGTCTCGTGGGGCGTGACGAAAAAAAGTTTCTTGCCGCCCCTTGCGCGGGGGAGTAGCGGGCCTATCTTGGGGGTATCGGGCAATGAGACCGCCCCAAACCAACAGGAGAGGGACATGTGCCGCATTAAACGCGAAGAATTCGAAGAGATCAAAAAAACGATAGACTGCATTTATGATCGTCTATCTGTCCATCAAAATCTTTTGGATGAAGCGTCAGCGCCCTTTTGGAAAATCCAAAACATGATGGCGCATCTTTCCGCGTTCATGAATGAGGCCACTTGATTACCGGGCCTAGTCCGGGCTTTGGAGGTAGAGGAGGAAATATCATGCAAACCACGAAGCTTTTTTGTACCGCCTACCTGCCGGAACATCATTGCGCCAAGCTTGGGGTGTGGGCCGAGCCTCAAACGCGGCACGACGCGGCGTGGAACGAGGTTCGCGTTAACTTCGAGCTTCCAGGAAGTCTCGGATTTGAAGGCGCCAAGGATTATGTTTGCCGCCAGATTATCCCGCTGGGCGCAAGCATTAAGCGTATTGAGTGCAAAGCCGAGCACAAGGAGGTTTGGTTATGATTACTGGGAGCGGGGCGATGCTTTGTGATTTCTGCGCAAAACCTGCCAATAACAAAGTGGTGCTTGACTTCACTGGTACAGGCTTTGATCCCAATGAACCATGGTCAACGTCCTTCCGGCCCAAGAAGATGATGTTTTGTCACCAGTGTTTTGATGGAGGGGTAAAGCTTATTCGCTCCGGTTGCGACAGAATCATGCTTTTTTGAACCTTGACAATCCCCATTCCAAGCCTATCCATCGAAACCGGCCAACAGAACGGCCCAACCAACACGGAGATAGACATGACCGGCACGCTTTCCCAAGAAACCATTGACGCTTTCCGCAAGCTTGAGCGTGGATTCATGAAGCCCGATTTCTACCACGGAATGGTTTCCGTTGACTCAGAGGATGGTCCGATGCCTTCTGAGGATTGGATTCTGAACCACTGCCCCGTTGAGGAGGCGGACAGGCTTGAGGATGAAACCAGGGGATGGTTGGTTCGTCTTTCTGCCCCGGGATACATGGATTGCACCGACTGGATGGGCCCGTTTGAAACCGAGGAAGAGGCCGTCCAAGCAATCGTTGACGCCTACGCCGACTAATACACACCACTTCCCTCGCGACACACACCACTGCCCCCTGTCGCCCGGCCTAGTCCGGGCTTTAGGGGTAGAGGGGCAAACGGAATGCCCCAAACACAAAGGAGAGAGACCATGAACATCATCACGACCATTGCCAAGCGACACGCCCGCATCTTTGAGGTGAATCCAAGGCACTTGGACCATAACTATGAGAACGAGATTCAGTTGTTCCACGATGCCCCCAAGAGTGTGGCAGTGGTGATCCGCACCTTCGGCCCGATCACGGGTGAGGGCTACGGGAATGGCGTCAAGCGTAACATGCTCGCAATAGCGAGCCTGACCCCTGAAGAGGCCAAGGAGCTTCGCGATGCTTTGGATACGTTCATTGCGAACGAGAAGGGTGGTGAGTAATGCGATGGATGGATGGAAAGCCGGGAGATACGAGGATTGTGCACAAATTTCTTCTGTTCCCTATATCTATTGGGCGGGAAAACCGCTGGCTTGAGTGGGCTTGGGTTAAGGAAAGGCTGGAGGTTTATGCCACCGGAGAATTGGTTTGGAATCCCGAGGAATTCATCACGCCCCGCGAGGCGGGTGAGGACTGATGGACCTGCGAGTGTTGTTCGCACCATGAAGTTTGTTCCTATTGCTAAGGTTCCGGGGTAAATCCCCCTCCCCTGCCGCCCGGCTCAGTCCGGGCTTTAGGGGTAGAGGGATCTTGACAATCCCCATTTCCAGCCTATCCATCTAAACCGGCCAACAGAACGGCCATCTAACACGGGGGAAACCCATGACCAAGTACACGAAGCAGGACCAGCAAGAGGCCCGCGAGACGCTGGAACGCATGATGCCCAAGGGCTCGACGGTCTACACCATCCTGGACAGCGCGTCCGCTTCGGGCATGTCGCGCAGAATTCGGCTGGTTGTGTTCAAAGACGGAACCGAGCTGCACCCCAACTGGTCCGCAGCCGTCATCCTTGGCCGCACCCTCAAGCGGGGGCTTTGTGGCTCGGACTGCATCGTCTGCAAGGGCTGCGGCATGGACATGGGCTTCGAGCTGGTATATTCCCTGTCCCAAGCCCTTTACGGCGACGGCTACGCCCTCAATCATCGTTGGTTGTGAGGCTCCCATGCCATCCGTCCGAGAATCCCTGTACCTCCTTTTGGCTGAGCTTCGGGCCTACCGATTCCGGCCTTTCGACACCCTCACGTCCGCGCAAATTGACGCGCTTTTGGAGGATTGAACCATGTTCGCTTCGCTCACCGTCGCAAGCCGAAGGCTTGCTCCAGACTAGAGGATTTATGCCCAAGGGTGAAGAACACGAGCCCCGCAAGACCTACCGTCCCGGCGAGGGCTACCGGCCCCGGGACCCCTTCTTCCAGCGCATGGCCGACATGGAAGCCCAGGAAAGCGCGGAGGCATTCGTCCGGGCTGTCTATTCCTCGCCCACCATGCCCCAGCCACCTACGGCCAGCGCGGCGGATCTCGACATGATGGACCGCTTCCCTTGCGTCCGGGATGTTTTGGCCTATCCATTGACTGATGCGGCGTTTCTGTCGCTGATTCGCGTGAAGGGGAATCTATGAATGAACCTAAAGGTTCGACCGACAAGCCCTGCAAGACCAAGGCCGCGAAGAATGCGGCCCCCAAGAAGAAGCCTGCGACCAAGAAGCCCGCACCGAAGAAGCCGTTTAACCCCCAAGCGGGTGATTTGGTACAGGTGCGTGGTTCCAAGTGGCTGCCTGATGGCGTCTATACACTGGTCGCCAGCGCTGCGCTCTCTAGGATTCCGTACCTGATAAGCGGCCTTTGGATTGAAAAAAACTGCGTTTTCCCCTGCAAGCCCACCCGCTGCCCTGCAAAGCACAAAAAGGTTTACGAGGCCCTGAAGGCAGGGGAATGGGGGTGCCAACACGACATCGTGTACCGGCTCGTCTCTGCGCTGGTGGGATTTGACTTTACGAAGGTGACGCAATGACCGACAAGCCGAGCATCGAGAGTATTCAGGCCAGCGTAGACCATCTGTATAGCAACAGTGGAGGACGCTACGGTTCGCGCGAATCGTTCAATGATTTGCACACCGCCCTCTATGAACTCAAATCCCTCCGCGCCGAGAACGAGGCGCTGCGAGCCCGCGCCGACAGAGCGGAGGGAGTCTGCAATAAGCGTGGGGGGATGGTAATCGCTATCGCAGAGGGAAGAGAAACTGTCCCACTTGACGGTGGTACGCCCGACGTATACCGAGCCGTCCAGAAGTTGCGGCAAGTGGCAGACGCCGAGCGAGCCCGCGCCGATGCGCTGGCGGCGAGGGTGGAGGATGGGGATAGAGCCCACGCGATGCTGGCGGGGCTCCTCCACTCTGGCGCCCTTGATACCTTCACCGCTGGGCAACTCTTGAAATTTGCCGCCGCCCACGACGCCCGAGTGAAGCGTGAGGCGCTGGAGGGGGCGTGGGAGAGGGTGCGCCAGGAGGCCATCGAGAATCGCTTCAACCGCCCGCTATCCTGGGTTCGGGCCGCCATGGTTCAGGCCGCCATCCTCGCCTCCGACACCCCCCCCCACCACCGCAGAGGAGGCCGAGCCGTGAGCACCGACAAATCTTGCCCCCGCCATGGAGACATCGGCGGTGCCTACATGACCATCCACCTGCCCTACGGAGACGCTTCCTGGTGCCTTCTCTGTTGGGAAGAAGCCATGGTCAGGTTGGGTGTACACAGGGCCTATCCCCCTGACGAGTGCCCCGTGATTATGCACCCCCTAACGCTTGCGACACAGCGCACAGGCGGGCTTCCTGCTCCGGGGGGGGAGAGGGAGGTCGAGCCATGACCCCCCCCGCCGACCTCTACACCCTCTCGGCCATCATTGGGGACAAGGAACATGGTTAAAGACTGTAATTCATGCGCTAACTGCAAGTGGTACGATCCACCGAAGTTGGACCAGGACAAGGGTATTACCCGCCGCTTCGGAACGTGCTGCTATGGGCTTTTTAACGCTGTCCCTATCTGGGGCAAAATGCGCTGGCCTGTCCAGGCCCACGAAGGGCAGGACTGTTCCACGTTCAAGGAGGGTGACGCTTGAGCCCCTACCCCGGAGAATGGATCATCACAAAAGAAAACCGCCAAGCGCTCCTTGACAGCATCCACAGGGCGGCCCATCTTGAGGATGCAGAACGGCGGGCAGAATCCGCCACCCTCCGAAGCGAGCTGGCCCGGCGCTGGGGGGCCCAACTAACCGAGGCCAAACTACTCCATGACCGGAGGAACCATGAACCCCCTAGAGCTTCTGAAGGCCCTTGAGGCTATCCGCGACAAGGCGGCTGGAGCCTGTGCCGACATTACTGCGACAGTGGCTCCCAATGACATCCAGTATTGGATCGCCAACCCCGCCCCCTGTGGCAGCCGCTATATCGTCCCCTTCGATATTCACACCATCGCCCATGCCGCCTGCGAGGCTGCCTATGCCGACATGGAGGCCGAGGGCGCAGCGGGCGACGTTCGCCCGGAAGGGCATCCGGTGTAGCCATGTCCACCCTTGAGCGCCGCTATTATGATGGCGATACCTGGGCCGAGCGGTTCCAGGCCGACCTGATGGACGAACGCTATCCCCACGTTGACGCCGAGACCTTCTCTGAGTGGCTCGCCACGGATGGCCGTAAGCACCTTGAACGGTGCATCGTGGCGTATGTGGACTGGCTGGAATATCGGGAGCAGAATCCGTCATGAACCCCCATCGCCGCTATCATCCCCGCCACAACCCCGACCCCTATCCCGATTGGCGCTATGAAGCCGACCGGAATGAGGCCGAATACTTCTACCAGATCCAGGCTCTACAGTGGCTTGAGGAACATGGGCACCCTCAACCGCAACCCACCGAACCGCCCACAACCGAGGAGGACCCCTATGAAGGGTTATGACGACAAGAACCACGACAAGCCGTTCGAGCTTGTCCCTGCTGGCACCTACTCCGCAGTCTGCTACCGCGTGGTGGGGCTCGGGACCTTCCCCGTCACCGGCCAGTACGCCAAGGACGATAAGGGCAACCAGAAGTACAAGCCGAAGGTGAGTATCTACTTTGAGATCGACGAGAAGATGAGCGACGGGCGCCCCTTCATGGTGTTCGAGACCTTCCCCTTCACCATGCAGCCCAATGAGCCCATCGGATCCAATGAGGTCAAGTCCAGGCTCCGCAAGTTCCTGAAGTCTTGGCTCAATGGCGACCCCGGTGGCGACTTCGACCTGGAAAACCTGCTTGGAAAGCCGTGCTTGCTATCCATCATCCACAACACCAACCCCAGCACGCAGCGCACCTACGCCAACATTGGCTCCGTGATGCCGCTCCCAAAGGGGACGTCCCCCCTCAAGCCGAGCAACGAGGTGTTCGCCTTTGACGTGCGGGAGTTCGACGCCGAGAAGTTCGAGAAGCTATCGGACTGGGTGAAGGCCACCATTCGTCAGTCCAAGGAGTACCAGCGGCAATTTGGCGGGGCCCCTGACCCCGATACTCCGGCGGCCAGCGATGACGATATCCCATTCTGATATCAAACTTTCCAAGCGTCACAAGACACTGGACCCCATGGAACAGGTTCGCTTTACGGCGCCAATCTCCATGGTTGGCAGGCTGCACGACTACTGCGACAAACATGGCGCCACGTTATCCAGCACCCTGCGAGACGCCATCACGGAATACTTAGACCGGAGAATCGTGTGAATAATCCCTTATTCAATCCACACTCAAGAATTAACGGGCCCAAACATATTTCCTTTCACGTTGGGCGCCGTCCCGAAGTCCGCATGTCCATATCTAGATTGTTTGATCTTTGCGTTTCGCGCAAACCCCACACGCGAGGCGAACTCGACGCACTTCTTTTGATGGACGCCTTATGTTTGGATCAGAAATGACACAGACAATTTTTTTCATTGTTTTATATGCATGGCTTATGCCTATGGGCGCGATTGCACGCGATTTACGGAGGAGGGGGCTTCCCGCTCCGCTGGTGCTTCTGTGGCCCATAACATATCCGCTGGCCCTTATAGCGTATGCCATGGTGGAGGCGGAGAAATGACGCCTGAACAATACGACTCGATGCGCGCCAAGGTCGCCATGAATATGCG